GTGAACAAATTCAAATGGCAAAATACCGCACATTTGAAGAAATGCAACAAATTGATTATGAAACTGCGAAAAATAAAACGTATGCAGAGCTATTGTACAAGGGGGAGTAAATATGACAGAAGAAAAAAAGATTGAGGGTTTTTCAAATATAAAATTTACGGCATCCGGTTTACTGCTGGAAGCAAAATTGAAAACAGGTGTACCGCTGAAAATTACCCGTGCAGTTATCGGTACAGGGTATTTAGATGACGGTGAAGACGTGGCGAATTTAACGGCACTGAAATCTGAAATCGAATCGCATCAAACCGGAGTAACGTCATCATCAGCAACAGTTGATATTACAAATGTGTCTGT